TTTGATATGAAATTCACAATGCCTGATAAGGAGTCAGTTCCTACAGAGTATATGTTGAGTGAAGATGTTGATTTCTTAAAAAGAAAGTCATACTTCAACCCTGATATAGGATATGAAGTAGGTGTTCTTGCTGAGTCATCCATTATTAAACGGTTATCTGCTCACCTCCGTTCAAGTGAATTGAGTTTAGAGACGCAATCAGCTATGAATATGGAGAGTTCCTTGCATGACTGGACTTACTATGGTCGTGAGGTTTTTGAAGATCGTCAGGCGAAACTTCTAGCTATTCCTGAAAAACACGGTATTTCTCATTTATGTCCAGCTCTTAAAATTGGATATGATGAGCGCATTCTGAAATGGAAGGAGAAATATTTAATGGAATCTACACCAAGTAAAGAGATAGACGATGATGATCTCCCAGTTTTCCAAGAGCAGTGTGGCTGTATGGAGGACGATGAGGCATTGTGTCAGGACCATTGTATTGGCACAGCACTAAATCCGTTCTTTTGGTGGGAACATGCAGCAGCTGATCTTGGTGTGTTTTTGCATATCCCATTCCATCTCCTTTTAGCTTTTGGACTCATCCGAGTCAAGTATGGTATGATTAACAAAATGTGGTTGTTTTTATTAACCTTTCTTTGTAATTTCGTAGCACTAATGAGGGTATTTGTTTTGACGTTTTTAGCGTTGAACACAGCTCGACTTATTGTGCAACTATATATTGACCCTGATGATCTGAAGAGAGCACGGACAGCGATTCGTTGCGAGTGCAGGATCCTTTGGATCAACATGACCAGGCAATTGTCAAATAAACTACCTTCCAGTGGCGACTGGAAACTATGGTAAAGCAACACGCATCTATGTTCTGGTTACCGTATGTGTACATTCTTTTACATCTTTATATTTACATTTATTGGCTTTACATTTATAGGCCACCCGCCTAGTCGGGTACCCCTATTTAGGGGAGGATTAGGCCACCAATTTTAAACATGTCGGTGTCTCGTATAAGTTAGACGAGGCATTTGTAAATAAATAACTTACTGTATATAATAATAATAATAATACTTACTGTTCTTGCATTGAGATGTGCAAGGTTCAAACAGACCAATCTCGCTTAGCTCTCTCCGTGGATGTGGAGAAAGCTATTTTGATATGTTATCG